TTTTTTAATGATACGGCGACCACCGAGATCTACACTCTTTCCCTACACGACGCTCTTCCGATCTGCAAATTCTCTCTCCCCAAACAATTGGGTCGCGATTTTGAATCGGGAAATTGAGCAGTTTGGCCAACCAGAGCCGCCAGATTGGCTAGACAAGATCGGGCGGGAGCATTGGCTTTACTATGTGCCCATCCTGGCACGGCGACGACTTCTGACTGATGCCGATGTATCCCTACTCGCGGCGGCTTCCGAGCGCTGGTCGGTTTATCGGCGGGCTGCCATATTAATGAGAAGGTCTGTTCGGGGCCGGAAGTTTTCGGCAGCAGAGCGAATGCGCCTCGCAGAACAGGCCGCTCGCGAGAAATTGATTGAGCAAGACGCCAATCTTGCGGACCTTCTAGGAATGCCCCTTGAGCGCAAACGCGGGAAACTCCGTCGCGGTACGGCACCCGATGGCAATGAGATACCGGCAGAACCCATCTTGCAGATCGATCCAAAACTCCTGGGTGAATACACGGTGCCGCCGCAGCACTCAATTGCCTCACAGGCACTGCAAGACTATCTGGGAATCATGAAGGAGTTTGGTGTCGGGCCGGCATCGCGGGAACGACTGAATGTCCAGGACCTCTCAATGGAGGCTGATTCCGACAAGGTGACGGAGCTTCGGAGTCGCCGCGAACAGCGGGCTGCAACATGACAACCATTGCTGCCAAACGAACAGTCTACGGAAACATTTATCCGCGTCTTCACACGGCTCCATTGATTCAGGGTGTTCCTGGCCCTTGTGGCTGTGGTTGTGCTCTCAGTGAGAAGACATCCTATGGTTTCGACGTAATCGAGTTTGCAGCCGACATCCTTCATCAGCCGCTTGACGATTGGCAGCGCTATTTGGTCATCCACGCAGGCGAATTGTTGCCGAATGGTTTAACGCCTCGGTTTCGCCAAGTCCTCGTTCTCGTCGGGCGCCAGAACGGTAAAACTTTTCTCTTGCAAGTGCTCTCACTCTTCTGGCTTTATATTGAGCGCATTCAACTTATTCTTGGTACGAGTACAAACCTCGATTATGCCCGTGAGAGTTGGGAAAAGGCTGTGGCACTTGCTGAGAACACTTTTCGATTGGCGAAAGAGATTAGTAGCGTGCGCCGCGCCAATGGAGAGCAAACGCTGACCCTTGCCACTGGTGGGCGTTATAAGATTGCCGCCTCGAATAGCAAAGGTGGCCGGTCATTGACCATCGGTCGGCTTGTAATGGACGAACTTCGAGAGCATCACGACTGGAGTGCCTACAACGCCGCAGTACCGGCAACATCCGCAGTGCAAGACGCACAGATATGGATGATCACAAATCAAGGTGACGACCGCAGCGTGGTACTCGCCAGCCTTCGCAGGCAGGCCTTGGATGAGACGGACCCGCGCCTTGGCCTCTTTGAGTGGTCGGCGCCGGATGGGGCAAGCGCAACGGATATCAATGCCCTCGCGATGGCGAACCCCAATCTTGGTCGGCGCATCAGCCTTGATTCACTCATGGGTGATGCCGTGCGAGCGGAAGCAGCAGGCGGGGAACAACTCGCCGGTTTCTTAACTGAACACCAATGCCGCTATGTGCCGCTCCTGGCACCGGCAGTTGACCCGGCCTTGTGGCAGGCCTGTGTCGATCCCGGCAGCCTCGATAGCGTTCGGGAGCGGGTATGCCTCTGCCTCGACGTGGCCCCGGACATGAACCATGCCACCCTCTACGCCGGGGCCGTCCTCGATGATGGGCGGATCAGGATCGAGCCGGTGAGGGCGTGGGGCGGGGTAGGTTGTACAGATGTGCTTCGCAACGAACTCACAGACCTTGTGGCGAGGGTGAAGCCGAAGAAGTTCGGTTGGTTTCCTTCGGGACCAACAGCAGCACTGGCGGCAGATATGGCAGAGCGACGGAGTTGGCCACCGAAGGATGTTGAAATTGCCGAGATACGCGGCGAGGTGACAGCCGTCTGCATGGGCTTCGCTGAACAGGTGAGCACTCGCAGACTCGCCCACTCCGGCGATCCCTTATTGGATGCCCACGTTGCGGCCGCTGAAAAGCTAACGCATGGAGACGGTTGGCGGTTCAGCCGTAGGGGTGATGGCCACGTTGACGCTCTCTATGCCGCTGCCGGTGCGGTGCATTTAGCACGAACACTGCCGGACGAAGAGCCATCAAGAGTATTCTTTATCCGATGATTGTTTCTTCCGCCCGCAAAGTCACAAGGACCGTAGGCAAAGTCCTCGATGCTGAAGACCGAAAGCTCTTCTCTCAACTCCTGGTGCTTTCGACCACAGTCGCATTCCTGATCGTCGGTGGTGCCGGCATCCTCGGCTTTGCCGTAAGGCTTTTCTTCTGGGCGGCTGGGTAAGATGAAAGACGATGAAAGGTGCCTGCTTGTGGCGCTCTATACCAAGAGGCCGCATCCAACAATGGACGGCTTAACGGTCGAAGAGATTGCCGGTGAGTGCAACATCCAAATTAAGCGTGCCTACTTTATTCTTCAAAAATGGTCTGGGAACCGAATGGATTTCTGGGACTATGGTGTATCTACGCACACGGGGTGGCTCACAGAAAAAGGAAAGGCTAAAGCACTGGAAGTCATAGGAGGCGGTAACGCCCCGATTGTGTCGGCCTCCGAAAAGATTATCGGGGGACTTCCCTAAAAGTGGGTCTCTTCAAAGAATCTCTGACCCTGCGGGCATTCAAGGCTCCGGCAAGTTTCTCGCCAATCCCGAGCTACCTGAACGGCCAACCTCAGTTAATGCAACTCAACTATCAGGCCTTTGCGAATGAAGGCTACGGCGGCAATGAGATTGTCTTCGCTGCTATCGAAGAACTGGCGACCTCGGCAGCAGAGCCGCAGTTTGCCGCCAGAAGCGGCAGCACGATAGTCCGAGAACACCGGGCCTTGGACATCCTCAACCGGCCCAACCCATTCATGGGCCGGTACGAAATGCTGGCGTCGGTAATGATGTTCATGGCAATCGCCGGCAATGCCTTCGTCCTCAAGGTTCGGTCGGGTGCTGGCCGGGTTGTTCAACTCTGGGTTCTAAGGCCAGACCGGGTGCGGGTTGTACCAGACGCCGAAACCTTCATTGCCCGCTACGACTACCTGATTGACGGAAGTGAGACGATCCCTATCCCGGTAAATGACCTCATCCACTTCAAGACTAGAAACCCACTTAACGATTTTTACGGAATGTCTCCCTTGAAAGTGATCGCGCCGCGGATTGACACCGACAACTATCTCCGGCAGTTCGTCTTATCCTACCTGAGAAACATGGGCGTTCCCGGCGGCATCCTTGCGACAAAGCGGCAGCTTTCTGACGAAGCATTAAGGGAGATCAAGAACAACTTCCATTCGGAGTTTGGTGACTCCCGCGTCGGTGAGTTGATGGTTATCGACCAGAACGAAATCTCATTTACGGCGACAACGGCCCAACTTGGTCAGCGTGGCCTCGTGGTCCCTGAACTGGATGAAATCAATGAGGCGCGTTTGGCAATGCCCTTTGGTGTGCCGCTCTCCCTGATTGGTGCGCGTCTGGGGATGGCATCGAGCTCGTATGGAAACCGGAAGGCAGACAGAGAATCCTTCTGGGATGAAACGCTGGCGCCGAAGTACAAGGAAATAGCGAGCATCCTTGATCTCCAGTATGTCCCTGAGTTCACGGGCATAGACAGCATCTTCCCCGACCTCTCTGATGTACGAGCGCTGATGGAGGACGACGATAAGAAGCACGCTCGTTGGCGGGCTGATTATGCTGCCGGCCTTGTGCCGTTAGAGACGGCCCAGGACAAGATCGGGCTTGAGGCATCTGAGCGAACGGGTATCTACATCATCCCGCTAAACGCCGTACCTACGCCATCAAAGGTCCTCGATGCGGCAATCGCCAGCGGGGAACAGGTGCCACCGCCACGCCTTACGGAGCGGACGGATACGCCAGCAGCCGATCCCGGCGAGCCCAAAGGCGTGCCTGCATCAACCGCAAGCGGCAACGGGACGCATCCTTGACCGAACCCGCCCGTCTTCATTGCCCCAACTGCGGGCGCTACCTCGGGACGGCAGCAGGCTATTTTGAGGCGCCGCCGTGTCGTTGCGGCTGTCAGGCAACAAGGCTTGCCGATGGGAAGATCATTGCCCACTTTCCGCAAAAGGGGGAGCAGTTGCGCCCGAGATTCATGGAACAGGTAGAAGTGAAGGCTTGACAACTTTCACTAATGTGCTTTAGCGTTACAGCAACTTAATAGCGAATAAAGGTCGCTAGGCGACAAAAGGGCCTCGTCGGGAAGGGCTTCCGAGCGGAGGCCTTTTCTTTTGGCGAACATCTCCGAGCAAGAGCGAATCTGGCGTTCGACTCGGCCACGCGCTGACTTAATTCAGGGACGGCATGATTGGTTCAGGTTCGAAAAGAACCAGGCCGACCCGAACATTGCCGACATCTGGATTTACGACGAGATCGGCTATTTCGGCATCACAGCTGCGGATTTCGTCCAAGAACTGCAGAGCATTCAGCAGCCAATCATAAATCTCCATCTAAACACGCCAGGTGGCGATGTCTTCGATGGCATCGCCATCTTCACTGCGCTGAAAAATAGCCCCGCCCAGGTCAATATCTACGTCGATGCGCTCGCTGCCTCAATCGGCTCCGTGATCGCAATGGCCGGTGATCGAATCGTGATGGCGAAGCACTCACGGATGATGATCCATGAGGCTTTCGGTCTTGCCATCGGGAACGCTGACGACATGCGAAAGATGTCTCAGCGGCTTGACTCAACCTCAGACATCATCGCGTCCATTTATGCCGACCGTGCCGGTGGCGATCAGGCCGCATGGCGCCAACGGATGAAAGACGAGACCTGGTTTACGGATCAGCAGGCCGTCGATGCTGGTTTGGCAGATGAGGTGGGTAGCCCTTCAAGCACTGCCTCGCAACAGGCGGCACGATTCGACCTCTCAATCTTCCAGCACCCGCCGACGAAACAGGCGGCTTCGCTTCAGAATGCCGGTCGGAAGGCAAGTCAGGCCGACCTCAACAACCTCCATGGCGTAATGGCCGGACTAAATGGCTATCACGATGCGGTGTGCGACATGGGCGACAACTGCCCAATGAATCAGGCATCCTCTCAGCTTCAGATGCGAGAAATGGATGTCGCAATTCCCTACGCAGACCATGGCAAGGCACCGGAAGACGAGTCCTGGTCGGCTCCAAGTCTGTCTGACTTTACGGACCAACAGTGGAGCGACCTATCTGATGCGGAAAAGCGCCGGATAGCAGCCCACTTTGTCTGGTCTGACAGCGGGAATCTGCCCGACAACTTCAGCGACCTGGGCGGGCCGCACCACAACCCGTCAAAGACGAGTGTTGGCCCAGCCAATTTCAGCGCTGTTTCAAGCGGCCGGATGGCGCAAGCGTCTTGGTTTGACAAACCGGGTGTGAAACCCCATCTCGCTGACCACTATCACGACTTCGGGAAGACGCCGCCATGGGAAGCGTCAAACAATGCAACATCGACACCGCTGCAGGCGGAACTGAAACAGGAACTTGAGGCACTTCTGGCCTCAACGAAGCTCTAAGAGGGAGGCCAAGATGGACATCAGGTTGCTGCAGGATGAACTAGAGCAGAGCATCAAACGCCGGGAGACGATCCGGGCTGAGAATCACGGCGAGGTGTTGCCCGAGGACTTGCGGGCAGAGTTTGCCGACCTGACTGAGAAGGGCAAAAAGCTGCGCAAGCTCATCGACATCGAGCAGCAGAAGATCGATGACGGCGAGCTTCAGAAGCAGCGGGCCTATCTTGAAGAACCCGTTCACTACGTCCCTCATGCCATCAATGCGGACGACGATGGCCGGCAGAGCCTTCAGCGCATTGGTTGGGACCAGAAGAACGGGATGCTCCTTGCGCCGACCTCAATGGGCAAGATGGTTCCAATGTACCCGGAGAGCGTTCTGTTCGGGCCAATCTCCGACAACCTCGAAGAGGCCAAGTACCAGAAGCAAACCAGAGCGATCTTCCAGCCCGATTACCGCAACGCCTACATCAAGTACATCAAGAGCGGCGGCGACCCGTTCGCCCCCTTCTCCGACCCCGAGCGCAACGCTCTTTCTGAAGGCTCTGACGGTGCCGGCGGCTATGTCGTCCCGCCCGACATCCAGCCCGAAGTAATCCAGCGCCGTGCCCAAGCATCTGTGATGCGGGGCCTGGTGACAGTTCGGCAGACAACCCGCGATAAGTGGGGTGTGCCGGCAATCGTACCGAATACCAGCTCAACGGCCAACCGCAATATCTACGCCAACGGCTTTGTTGGCTCGATGGTCGGTGAGACGCCAAGTCAGAGCGACGTAGACCCGGCCTTTCAGATGTTCTGGATCGACATCAAGAAGGGCCGCGCAAAGACCACGCTCTCAAACGATTGGCTTGCCGACTCAATCGGCAACATGATCGCTGAACTATCGGCCTCCGGTGGGAGAGCTCTAGGACTCCTCGAGGACCAGCAAGTAATCGCTGGTGCAAACACGGGCCTTGAGACACAGGGCTTCCTTTCGCATCCGCAGGCGTTGACTCTCGTCGCCTCTGACGGCATGGCGGTTGATGTTGAGGGCACAACTGCCAACACCATCAGCAACACAACCTCACTCGCGGGTTCGGCCCCGCTAATCAAGCAACTCGTCTACAAACTGCCTTCGCAGTACACCCAAAATGCGAGCTGGCTGATGCGACGGGCCATCCAGGGCGCGGTCGCTGGTTTGGTTGATGGCAATGGCCGGCCCTTCTGGAACTCCTACCTTGAGAGCGGCTTCGCCCGGCCCCAGATGATTATCGAGGGCTTCCCGGTCTACAACTCGGAGTTCATGGGCACGGACGGAAACGTTTCGACTACGCCGGCCACCATTCCGCTTGCCTTTGGTGACTTCTCGGCCATCTACCTGGTGGAGCGTACCCAGATCAGCACGCGGGTACTTCAGGAGCGCTACGCCGACACCGACCAGACCGGGCTAATCCTCTTCGAGCGGTTCGGTTCAGGATTGTGGAATTTTGACGCCATTCGGCTTGGGGTTATCGCCTCCTAACTGAGGCAAGGGAACAGGAAAGTTTAGGAGGAAAGCAAAATGCTTCATGCAGGCGAAAAGAGTCTCTTTACGGTGGCACTTGCACCGGCCCTGGTTGACCAGTCAGTGGCGAACACGCTCAGTGCGGCCATCGACATGAAGGGCTATGATCGCGTCAAGTTCATCTATCAGCTTGGCGCGATGGTGAACGGCTCCTCTCTCTCGACCTGGGCCGTTGAGTCGAACGAAAGCAACCTCGGCAACAACACCAACCTAACGAACGCTGAGAATACCTCTCAGCAGATTGCGTTGACGAACGTCACCAACGCCTATAACAACACCGTCCAGGTGCTCGAGGTCTACCGGCCGGCCAAGCGCTACGTTGGCGTCTACGTCGATGCTGTCGCGGCCAACATCACCCTTCTCGGGATAATTGCCGAACGCTCGCGGGGTACGGGTATTACGCCAACCGGCGAAGAGGCGGCGGGCGCTCAGTTTGTTTCTATGAGAGCGAATTAAGTTGGTTCTAGCAGAACGCGAAGAGACGGAGACCATCGAGACGGCATTTGCCCGCTCGGTGATTCTCTGTGTCTGGCGTGACGCTAGCCTTCCGACCTCTGAATGTATCCAGCAACTCCAAGAGGCGGGTTGGAGTCTTCGTGTTGGCACGGGCGATGCGCTGATCTTGCGCGTCCGCTCCCGTCAGGTGTCGAAGTGGTATCGGCAGCACGATGACGACGTTTTCCTGATGGTCGATGGCGATATCGTCTTCGCCCTTGAGGACGCCGAGCGGGTTGTAAGACACGCCCGAGAGACGCGAAGCATCGTTTGCGGTGCCTACCCGGTCCGTGACAACAGCCACCTTGCCTGCCGGGTTCCGGTTGGCAAAGAAATTGTCTTTGCCCCGAACATCCAGCCGCGGCCAAAGATGGATCTTATTGAGATCACTTACCCGGCAACCGGCTTCATGGCTGTGCATCGGGACGTAATTCAGGCGATGGTCGAAAGCGGTGAACTACCGCTCTGCAATGAGGATCTGGGTATCGACCAGGCCCTATGGCCCTTCTTCAATACCTTCTGGCTTACGGGCGAGGACGGGGAATCAGACTTCCTCTCTGAGGATTACGCCTTTGGGGAGCGGGCACGGCGGCTTGGCTTCAAGACATACCTTGATCCGGCGGCGATCCTGTTCCATCTCGGTGAGTACGCCTATTCAGTCCACAACATGCCCGCAGCGCGGACGGTGGAGGTGCCTCGGTGAAATGCCCGGCTTGTGGTTCGCAGTTGCAGGAGCACCTTCAGGAGAGCGCAAAGCAGGGGCGCCAGCATTGCTATAGCTGTAACCGCTGCTTTGAGGCAGACGGCAAAACTCTGTCCTTTGGCGCTCCGTTTGCGGCCATGGAAGGCCTTGAGTCTTTAACTGTGCCTGAACTCAAAGAGGTTGCAAGAGCAGAAGACATCGACCTCGGTGATGCTACACGGAAGGCCGAGATAACAGAGGCAATTCAGGCCGAAGCACAAGAAGTTCCTAGCGAATCACCGCGCACTAGACGTCGAGGCTAAAGCAATGGCCGATAAGGTCTATTCGCGGATTGTCTTGATGGACGGTATGCCGGTCGGCAAGCCATCTGATCATGATGTCCTGGGGATCGACAAAGACGGCAATGCCTACATCTCGAATGATGACGGGACCGGGTGGGTACTGGCCCGTACACTTGGCGGAGGCTCTGACCTAGACGCCGTTCTCTCCCTCTCAGGGGGACAAGACATAGCCGATGCCCTAACAGGAGCATCTTCCCCTGGTAGTGGGAATGTCTTCGCAACAATAGGTGATCTCGGCGGCGGTGGTTCTTCGAAGGCGTTCGCCTTCTTTGTTGGAGGCTAAGAGATGGCTGAGACCTTCAAGAAACTAGCCCAGGGACTACTACCGGACTCCGTTGATGTTCTCTACTCACCTTCGGGTGTAACAGCAATCATCAAGTCCTTCCGTCTATCCAATGTTGACTCAGCCGACCACGCCGTAACCCTCTATCAAGACGGTACAGACGATGAGCACACAATCTTGCCCGCAACCACGATCCCGGCTGGGGGAAGTGCTGATAATCCTGATGCCCAGGTAGTAGACGACGGGGGAACTATCCAGGGCTTTGCGGATGTGGCAAACAAAGTGTCATACGCGATCTTTGGATTGGAGCTCTCCTAAATGGGCTGGACAGTACGGAATTCTGCAGGGGCCGAGATTGGTATAGGCGACCCTCTCGTAATCGGTGCCGTAGAGGCCTCGGACTATGTAGCAGTGGGAGGCAATAAGCTTGCCCCAATCGGCTTTTATGGCCCATTTCCCTTTACGTTCCAGAACCTCATAGATTCGTCCGGCGATTATGATCTGGGCATTCTAATACCAGCGGGCCTTCTCTTGATGGATGCGATTGTCATAGTGACCACGCCATTCAGTGGCAGTATCGACATTGCTGTTCTTCTTTCCGACGATACGGATTCACAGGACGCGAATATTGGCAGAGCAACTCAAGTTTCAGGTGCAACTACACCGTTAGCCGCTCCTAGCTTCTTTCTCCCAGCTCTATCAGCACTCGGCGGTGCTGTGCCTGGGCCGTCAGCGCTTACGGTTTCCGCAACCTGCAGGCTTCATGTTGAAACAACTGATCCGTCGGCCTTAACAGCCGGAGAAGCAGATGTGTACGTTCTTGCCGCAAAGCCACAGGCGAGTTTCTAGGATGATAGCCCTTGGTCTTGATCCAGAGAGGCGCTATGAGGTTGACCGGGAGAGCGGGATGGTGAGGGAGTGACGACCCTTTCCTATCTCGGAGCCTGGGTAGTAGGGACGTGGAGGCAGGGAATTCTAGAAGATGCCTGTCCTTAACGACACTCTTACATGGAAAGGCGCATGGGGCTCCGGTGTCGATTACGTCATCGATGATGCCGTTATCGATTCGCCTGATCTTGTGTATGTCTGTACTGCTGACCACACCAGTTCTCTCACGAATCGGCCACCAAATACCGGCTTTTGGGAATTGGTTTCCGACACGCCCGCAGCGAGTGCCTATGCGAGCGTCGCTCTCTACCGAAACCTCATAGACAAGATCGACTCGGGCAATGACTCCGTGATTGCCGATGATCTGATCGCGGTCTCACGGCTGATCGACCAGAAGGTCTTCGGCCAGGGCTCAGCAAACCGTTTTACAAAAGACAGTTCGCCCCAATCCAGAATCTTTGCACCAACGCTTGACCGGGCCCGTTCACGGCGTTTTGGCATTCGTGGTTTTAGTCGCCGTGACGATTGGGCAGAGAGCGAGAACCCGTGGTTTTATGGCGGGTTCGCCAGAATGCTCAATGTCGATGATTTCGTGTCCGTTTCAGAGATTGCTATCGACCAAAACCTGACTGGCAGCTTCGATCTAGTACTCGCATCGAACGATTACGAACTCTTGCCGAGAAACGCGCTTCAGGGCGGTGAACCGAGACCCTATACACAGATCGGCTTAACAGAATGGGGTACGCATGGCGGCTGGATCGTCGGCTCACGGGTACGCGTAACCGGCATCTGGGGCTGGCCGGCAATCCCACAGGCGATTGTGCGGGCGACTGTCCAATTGACGGCCATTCTGCGCTTGGAGAGTCCGCGGGCGACACGCACGGTTACCGACCTTGGCCAGGTGACGGGTATGTCCCGCATTGGTGCTGATATCGTCAATGACCTCGTGTCGAATTATGCGAAGGTGACCTTCTGATGGCTGGCATCAACCCCGATATCAGGATCGTCGGCCTCCCGGAGATTCTTAGGAAACTAGATGGTGCAACCCTCACGGCCCCGGCGAAAACAACGATCCTTCAGCAGGGCACGAGCTACGCTGCGGGACAGATTGTCGCCCGTGCTGCTCCGACCTGGTTACAAGCCCACAATCCAACGGTTGCAGTAACGGACAACTCAGCGATTATTGGTGTCCCGTCCTTCCCCTATCGCTTCATCGAATTCGGTACACATGAGCCCGTAAGGTCCGGCAGTGGCCGTGCTTTGCGGCGGAACATTGCGAGGCTTCGCGCCCGTTTCCGGCGAAACATTGCCTGGCACATCGTTCCGCGTCATTTCATCCGTGCAGCACGAAATGCCACCCGGCTTCAGGTTAAACATCTTACTCAGGCAGCTATCGCAGCAATTGAGAAGGCTTGGGCGGCGTGAATATCCGCGATCCGCTTGAGCACATCAAACAGATTCAGGAAGGTCTTTCCGTAATACTGACGGATATCAATGGCGTTGCCCAGAGTCCTGCAAAGGTCATTTCTGTAAAGCGAGCCTATCGTTACTGGCCTGATTCCGCTCATGCGATTTCAGCGGGCGATACGCCTTGTTTCGTGAACGTTTGGAGTCTGCCCTTACTTAGCTTTTATCCGAGCATGGCGAAGGGTGATTTCATCGTCAATATGAAGCTTCTCTGTTACGATTCTGACAGTGATGTTGCCGCTGATATTGCCTCAGCTTTTATTCCCGAAATCGCCAATGCTTTTGCCACCAATCTCAAGCTTGGTGAACTGCAAAGAGTATGGGTCAAAAGGCTTCGTGGTGGTGAACCAACACTCGTCAGCTTTGGTGAACCAGCAACAGGCGGGCTTTCATTTATTGGCCTCGATCTTTTCCTCGATCTTGGTATCGCTGAAGCCCAGACGATGGAGCCTTAGACTGTGTGGAAATTGACTTCTTGGGCAAAGACGCGCTCCCCGCTATCGGGTATTCCTTGGCGCGACCTTACGGATGAGGAATTCGAGGCCGCAGAAGCGCAGTTTCCGGAAGGGCTTCTCAGAGAAGCAGGGTATTTCTATCGGGAGGAAAGACCCGATGAAGATGGCGAAGAAAGCGAAGACGTAGAGCCTTCCGGTCCCCGCCGGCAGAGGCCGAGGAGGGTAAATACCGATGGCTGACAACACCATTCAGGCCCTGCGTAAGGTCCAGTTCGGCGCTGAGGCTGTAAAGGCTCAGGGTACGTTGACGATGGACACCCAGCCGACTGCAGCCGACACGGTTACAGTCGGAGCAGTCACCTACATATGGGTGAACTCGGGCGCGACGGCGGGTCATATTAACAAGGGGGCCGACCTTGCGGCGGCCAAACTCGCCTTTGTCGCGGCGATCAACGGCACGGACGCCATTAATGACCCGAACCCGTATGCGTCTGCCGCCGCCTTTATCGGTAACGTCTGCACCCTCACGGCGCGGATTCCCGGCCCCTTCGGGAACACAATTGTTACAACTGAGACGTTCACGGCAGTAACCAACATCTTCAACGGGGTAACGCTTGGGACGACAACGAGCGGTGCTCATGCCCGCGGTACTGTTGTAGCCGCGACCTCTATCCTGGCGATTGAGGACATTACCTGGTCGGACGACCCGGAGAAGATTTACCGGCCCAAGATCGCTAATGGCCTCCTGCTGCGAAACCGGGGCCGTGCTACTGCTACCCACCACGGCACAGACTTTTCTTGGACGGATCAGCCGATGGTCTGGGAGCAGTTGATGCATAAGCTCTCCATGGCTGTTGGCTCGCCGGTACTCACCGGCCCCGCTGGCGGGCCTTATGTATGGACGTTCGGCGGAACGCCTACCTCAAACCCAAACCCGATGTCCTTTACGCTTGAGCGTCTCTTCAGCAACGGCCTTGGCGATACGGTTGAGCAGCGAGCCGCTTACTGCATGCTCAAGCAATACACGCTGAAGTTCGCAGTCGGTGAGCACCTTCGTGAGGGCGCTACCGGCTTCGCCCGGTTCTTTGAGACCAACTCGATCACGGGCGGCTTGACGATGCCCGATCCTGAACTCGGCGTCTCTGCCCTTTCTCAGGTCTATGTCGATGATGAGTGGGGCGATCTCGGGAGCACGCTTCTTGCCGAACAGGTAATCGGCTGGGAGTTCACGATTGGGACTGGCATTTTCCCCCGCGATACAGCTGAAGGCCGAACGACGAAAGATTTCACAAAGCACCAACTTAATGGGAACGAACGGCTCCTCGACTTCAAACTGACGATTGAGCTCGACCCGACCACCTATAACGCTGAGGCGGCACATGCCGACGCGGGCGATCAGCGGGCCGTCCGTTTGAAGATCATCGGCTCTGATGGGCGCGAAGTGGACTTCGACATGCTCATGCAGTACTCAAAGCCGACTCTCTTCAAATTTGGTGAGGACCAGGGTCAGGACACGGTGCTTCTGGAGATGGAAGAGGCGACGGATAACACGCACTTTCTCACGGTCACCGAGACCCATCCATCTGTCTACTCACTTGCCTAGTGGCCTCAAAGTTCATTGCCGTCCGTTGCCCGAACTGTGAGAGTCATCCTGTTCTCGGAGAGATGGCCTTCGGTCTGACACGCTTCAAGTGCAGGCGCTGCAAGAATCGTATCTGGGCAGCCTGTGACGGCAGTGAAGTGAGGATCGCCCAAGTCGATAGCCCAAAGACGGCACTAATAGCCGTTTCCTGATAAACTTCCGCCTGCAATGACAGGCCAGTCCAAGATAGCCATCGCCACCGTGGTGATTCTCGGCATCATCATCGTGGTTGCTTGGCCCCAGATCAGGACAGACAGGGAATCAAGCGTGGGTGCCAATGCACCTGCTGTTGGAGCCGTGACTCCCCGGCTCGCCTTGATTTCATCTTCCTGCAATGAAAGTTACGGCTATGACGAGTGCAACGGCTTCGTTCGCAACCTGACGAATACGTCCATGAGTAGCGTTGAGGCCGTGATTATCTGGCTCGACGCTTCCGGAACGCCACAGAAGTCTGAAAGTGCCCTTATCGACTTCGATCCGTTGCTCTCCAATCAGCAGTCGCCATGGAAAGTGATTGGCAAGCATAATCCGGAACTCACCCGTTACAAGGTTGTTTTCAAGACGTTCGGCGGTTCAACAATTGCGCTCCGCGATGATCGTTAGGTTATAATTCGGCTGACGACCAAGAGCTAGGTCTCCGAATCAGGGCCAGTGTCGAAAGACGACTGGCTTCTTTTTTAGGAGACTCCAATGCCCTTTAGCCGCAACACGGAGCGAATTGAGCGGCTATTCCCCCCGACCGATCTTCCTGACATCTCTGAAGGCGACTGGATCGACATCAATGTCGGTGTCTTTGCCGCACGGCGCCAACGGCTCACAGAACGCAGTCTTATCCGCTCCGGGCCGGAAAGCTATGTGGACGGCTATTCCTTCAATCAAGCACTCCTCGAGGAAGTCGTTCGTGCTTGGTCTGATCCTTCACCCGTAACTCCTGAAGCCCTTCAGACTCTTCATCCCCACGTTCAAGATTGGATTGTTGCCGAATGGCAGCGGCTAAGTGCCGCTCGGAGCGACGAGGAAAAAAAAGACTCAAACGGCAGCTTGCCGCCTATGTCGGGCCAGGCGGTGGCGGCTTCCCCCGAGAGCTCGCCTACCTCACTGAAGTCCGCTGGCTCAAGGAAAACGGCGTGATCTCCGACTACTGGCAATACCTCGAATTGGATAGCGCTGTTCTTGATGACTGCCGGTTGCTGATGGAAGCGCAGGAATTAGCGGTTCGGCTGAGGAATCGGAAATGACAAGCGCTGGCGCAAGCATCGCGATTGTCCTTACGCTTGTCGATCAAGCCGAGGCCGCGCTGAAGAATGCCCGCCAAAACCTTGGCGATTGGGGCAAGGCCGCTGAGACGGCAGGGAACCAGGCGAAGCCCGCCGCAGAAAGTGCATCTGCTTTCGGCGTTAGTCTCGATGGAGCCGGCAAGGCTGCACAGCAGGCGGGTCAAGCCCTTCTCGGCTTTGGTGGCGAGGCATTAAGTCCGCTCCAGGGTCTTTTCTCCCAGACGGCGGTTGCGGCGGGCGAATTGGCCTCTGGCGGCGCTCTTCTTGGCGTAGCGGCGGCGGCGGGGGCTGCTGCAGCAGCGTTAGAAGTCCTCGGGGCAAGAGCGGCGGCACATCTGACCCAGCTTCAGCAGATTGCCGGCACAACAGGACTCAGTATCGAGGCGACACACAAGCTGGCAACGGAATTTGAGGCAGCAGGCGGTAGCGCTAACAGCCTGATCCGGTTTGGCTCGACTTTAACTGAGACGATGAGCCAATACGCCGATGCACTTGAGAAGGGTAATGCCCCTTCAGAGGCGGCGCGGGCAATCACAGAACAACTCGGGATAGCCCTTGTTGGGACGGATGGTCACTTACGGGATCAGGGGCAAGTCCTCACCGAAGTGATTGACAAACTCGGGAATTTCACGAACAAGCAGGAAGCAGCCAGGATAGCGATTGAGATTTTCGGGCGCCGCGGCGTGGGCGAATTAATCCCGCTCCTGCAGAACTATGGCGAACTATCGGCCTTCGCTGCGGGAGAGCAAGCCAAGTTCGGTGATTCACTCGATCCTCAAAAAGCCATCCAATACAACATGCAGATGACGGCCCTTCGAGACGATATCGATGTTCTCGCCTTGAAGGTCCTGCCTATCGCAACAGCAGCCGTAGCCGCACTAAACACGGTCCTTGATAAGGCCCGGATACCGTTTGCTGGATTAAGAGTTGTCCTCGAAAGCATCCCTGGTTTCGGAACAGCCTTGCAGGTGGCCGATCTCGCGCTCTCTCAAATCAGCACCACCAATGCCAATGCCGCGAGTAGCGCCACGGACGCGGGCAACGCCTTTGAGGGAGAAGGGCGTCAGATCAATACAGCAGTGGACCCGGCGAAGGAATTCAATAATGCACTCCAAACGGCCCAACACACGCTAGGCGAATTCAAGAACCTACCAACGCCTGAACTGTTGAGCCTGCAGGCTGACCTTGCCGACGTGAACGCCGAGATTGCTGACCTTCAGCCCGCCTATGACGCGGCTACTGCGAGCATCAAGCGGCAGAAAGATGCCATCGACGAGGAGACGCGCTCTCAGGACAAACTGATCCAGAGCCTGCGCGACGAGCTCGATGCTCTCGACGCGAAAGCCTCAGCCCAGGAGCGGTCAGCGGCCAACTCTAAAGCTGACGCCGATTATCTGTCCAAGCGGGCAAGCCTTGAGGCCCAGCTAAGGGGAGCGAATGCAGATCCTGAACTGCAGCGCTCGCTAAATGCTCAGAGAACGGCACTTATCCACCAACACGATGCCGAACTGCAAAAGCGGCAGGCTGAAGACGAAAAGGCGCAGATTCAAGCGCGAATCAAAGGCGCGGAAGACGAAAGAAAGGCGCTTGAAGATAGGGCAAAGGCCCTGAAGAACCCGCTCGAGGAAGAGATGCAAACTCTTCGTGATCGAGCTGGGCTAATCAACGACCACATCAAGCAATTGGACACGGTAAGAGAGAAGCATATTGCCGAAGGACTCGCTATCGATGCGGTCAGACTGAAGGCTCAGGGCCTTCTCGGTGACGAAGACGATCTCCTGAAGAAGATCGATGACATGGTTGCGGGCTGGGGCAATGTCAAAGAGGCAATTCAGCCTAGTGCTGATGCCATCCATGCAATCCTTCAAGACCTTGCCGGTGCTGGTTTCGGCGGTGGTAGCACCGGTGGGTTCTTTGGGCCACCTACTCCTCCAGCATCGCCTCGTGTCGGGGTTGGAGCATTCGGCCCCGGTGGAACTAATCAGATTAGCCAAGCGGAAATCGACCTTCTTAATCGATCAGTAGGCCGTGCTTCTGGCGGTCCTGTCTACGCGGGCGAGCCCTACATCGTGGGGGAGTCTGGCTGGGAATGGTTTGTACCGAATCAGAATGGACGCATCGTTAGTCAGAGTCAGATCACGAACAGCAATCGACGCTTGCAGAACTTCGGGCCGATCACTATCAACCTTGGTACTCAGCGTCCCACCCATGATGCCCTTGATTATGCCTTGAGGTCCCTATGACGGTTGCCGGCCTCGAAATTCTCAAGTTTAGAGGACACGATATCAATGACGGCATTGTCTATGCCGCCAACTTCACCACCGACGATGAGACGGGCGCTCTCGACATAGCAATCAGCAGCGCCGCCGTAGAGACGGAGCGGCCAGGCAATTCACCGCTACACGTCAGGACACAGCCAAACGGATCCCGCATAGCCCTTGAGGTGGAAATCCTCGAGCTAAGCCAGTCCAACTTCGACATCTTGAAGTCCTGGTTCAGCACCTTCGGCGAACCCGACTACTTGACGGCCACCGATGGCGATAGCGTTGAACGTCGCCTGCTTTGCATCTGCGAAAAGTTCACCCTCGCCGAAGGTACGACGGTTCTCAAGGCCTCATTGCGTTCTGCCTCTGGCCTCTGGGAAGAGAACACAACAGACGAAGAAGCGGCAATCAGTACGGCCACGATAAATAACCCAGGCGACACCTTCACAATCGATAACCCAGGCACGGCAAAGTCCTATCCCTACCTCGCCTTTAAGCCCACGGCATCTAAATCTTCAACCGTCTCCTACACAAAGCGGAACCGAGTGAGCCTTGCCCACAGGTCAGAGCTAAAGCCCTTCGATGATCCGAACTGTCCCGACGGCGGCCCAATGGAACTCACAGAAGGCGCATTGGGCGGCATGGACGATAGCTACCGGGTTCTCCTCTACGGCAGGGAACAGAACAGGTGGCTTGGCGATTCAGGTAGCAGCATGTGGGCCAACCTGACCTTACCGCCGCGTTCTTCGACCCTGATCACGCTCGGCTCCTTCATCGACGGCAGTTCGCTTGAGCTCGAGGCTGGCAACCCATCTGGCTTCGCGAGCCTCCCAGAAGGACCGGCTTTTATCCTCATCGATGAAGAACGCATCCTCTACACGGCAAAGAGCACCGACAAACGCAAGCTAACCGGCCTCATACGGGGTACAGGGAACACAACGCCTGCGGCCCATTCCGAGGACACGCCTATCTATGCCGTGCCTCTCCCTTACCTCGATATCCTCTCTGGCATCGATACACCGGACACGCCGCCGCAAGACCCCGACCGCAAGCCGGTGATCGACCTCGATAACAGCACGAATACGTCTTGGACGTGGTCGGGCCAACTCTATGTCCCAAACAGCCACAGGTCGGGGCAGTGGGTGCCGTCCTTTGTCGATGAGGGGCTTTCTTCCCATCACCTGCGGATCAATCCATCGGGGCTAACGTCCTTCCTCTTTGAAGACCTTCTCCCGTCTGCTGGCAGGCCCCGCTTCAACAACCTGATCAAGGACTTCCCTTGTGGCCTCAAAGCCGATACGGGCATCTTTACCCTTGATTTCAATGTCGGGGTAAATCTACTGCTTCAAGCATTCGTAACGGACATCGATGGGAACGAATCACGGTTGGTAACGGAGTTTTGGAGCGATGGTAATAAGACCGGGCAGGCGTTTGATTCGGGGGATGTTCTCAAACGAGTAAGACTTAACGCACGAATAGCGG